AATGCCGAGATTGATGCTAAACTGGGGTTGTAAATACGAGAGGAGTTCTAATGAGCGTGACCAAGGAGTTTGCGGTCAAGATTGATACCGAGTTGTCATCTTGGCACGATAAGCGCTGGACAGTTACTTACAAAATCGAGGATGCTCAAGACTCCATTAAATTTTATGAGAAGCATTATCCAAACCGAGTCGAAGAGATTCAAAAGCATAAAGACAAGGTTGCAGAGTTAAGCAAGGAATATGCACAAATTAAATTAGAGATTGCTAGGTTAGACGCAATCTATGACCAAGACCCTTGGACAAGAGCCTTCTTGGTAATCAACAGCAATGGGCATGTTCACAGTTCAATGGATTGTTCAACATGTTTTGCAACAACTAGATACCAATGGTTAATCCAGTACAGCAACGACGATGAAAAAACTATCGTGGAGGATGCTGGTCAAGATGCTTGCACAATCTGTTATCCAAGCGCTCCAGCCGAGGTCTTAAATCGTCCATCAAGAATTGTTACAGCGGACAAAGTAGCCAAGGCAAAAGCCAAGGCTGAAAGAGATGCAAAGCGTGAGGCGAGGATTGCCAAAGAAAAAGCCAATGCTCCTACAAAGAGCGGTGAGTTCTTGTACTTCAAAGAGGGTAGGTACACACAATCAATCAACACAGAGCGTTCCGCGGTTTCAAAATGGTTTGAGTTGCAATGGAGAATCAAGGAAAAAGTTACAACTCATTACTACGACGGAACAGCACACAGCGCTGAATCAATTATCGAGCAAGAGCAAAAGATTGCTCGAAGCAAAGAAATAGCAGACATCATCTGCCAAAATCTTGCTGAGAAGCACGGCGTTTCATTTGACCAGCAGTTGAAAATACTGGAAAATAAGTACAAGAAGAGGGGGAATCGATGAAGCAAGTTGAAGAGTTAATGGCAAAGATAATTGCTGAGCAGAACGAGTCGCTTCACCCTGACCTAGTTCCATACTTAGAACAAAGTAGCGAGGGCTGGATGATGTTGCGTCATCCACTTGTCTATCAAGTTCCATTCTTCTCAAACGGTAGCGCTAATGCTTACTACGAGCAGAAAAGAAACGCAGTAGAAAAAGCAACTGGGGATAAGAATTACAAACAATTTGTTTGGTTATTCGAGCGTCCTTACCGTGTCGAGGCTTTCATCAAGATTGCTGACAAGTTAAGCGATACCGATTACTGGAAACTTCTTAGTGATATTTGGGTCGATACAGAAAACCAACACGCATACATCAAGGAGTGGAAGAAGTTGCTTGGCTCAAAGCGCTCTAATCGCCATTACATGATGGTCGAAGAAGAGGACAACATTTTGCGCTCGCTTGCGGATGAGGTAAGTATCTATCGCGGATGCCAAAAGGGTTTGAACGAGGATGGATTGTCTTGGACTTTAGATAAATCCAAAGCAAAGTTTTTTGCCAATCGTTTTGGCAAGAAAGGAATCATCTTGGAGAGGAAGATTCCGAAGTCTGACATCGTGGCAGTTCTTTTAAGTCGCGGTGAATCCGAGGTTATATGGGAGGAGAAAAAATGAAATGCTTTACTTGCGGTAGCGAGTTAAGACTGACAGTAGTTAAAGGAAAAACCTATTGCTTTAGGTGCGAGGCTGATGCTTCAATGGAGCAGTACGGAATAGTTCGACCAATCAAAGAGAGGACAGCATGAAAACTATCAATGATGAAATCGGTTTTATAGAAGGTCGATTGCTCAAGAAGGGAATCCGATTGAGTCCCAAGGGACGCAGTTGGGCAGAGAATCTTGAGGCAATGGTTTTCTTAGGTGGACTTCTGCTGATTTTCGGGATTGTAGGGTCAATAGAGACTGGCAGGTGGTTCTGATGATACTTCTATCATGGCTAAGGGGTAATAAGCCTCTACGGGTCTCTGAAGGCTCATTAAGGGCTATTCGTAGGGCGCAGTTGGATAAAACCCTCGCTGAAGAGGCTGATAAGCGACGCGCTCGAAAGATGGCTCGCTTTAGTTTGATTTCCAAACCCCAGTAGGATATACTTTGAATTGTCCGAGAGGAGGACATTAAATGACAACTTCAGTCATCGAGAAGAAAAAGGCTCTTACAAAAACTCAATGTAAGCGCATTTATGTTGAAGCATACGAGGCTGGTCTTTTGGCTGGCAAAGATGCAGACACTCCAAAGTTTGTGGTTGGTTCACCAACTACTGCACTTGGTAGTGATATTGATTTTAGTAAAAAAACTTACATCCTTGACGGTCTTTGCGGATTCGCTTGGGTAAACATTTCTCCAGCGCGAGGTGCGTTTGTGAATTGGTTAAAGGCTCAAGGTATCGGTAGCAAGGGTTATTACGGTGGATACGAGATTTGGGTTCGTGAATTCGGACAGAGCGTAGACCGTAAATATGCTTTTGCTCAAGCCTTCGCTGAGGTTCTTGGAAAATACGGAATCGAAGCGAGCGCTGGAAGTCGCCTTGACTAAGTAACAAAACAGAATTCATCCCGTCGGTCTCTTCTTAGATTGGCGGGATGAACCACATAACCACCTTTTTCCTTTCATGGTTATGTGTGGGGTATCATTTACGCGGGTACCCAATAGTTCGGTGGCGTAGTAGCGCCTGTTACGCGTCCGTCCTCTCTCTAGCGTAACTTTCATCGCTCCGCCACCGAGCGCCCATCCTTGACACTCATTCATCTTGATGATGTACCCTTAAACAAGGTTCGCAAAACACCTACTCGCCAAAGTGAGGTCAGTCCAATACTGACAACAGAGAAGCGCTACATCCAGTAGCGAATAAATGTTCACCCCTAACAATGGAGGAATATGCGATTCTATGAAAAAGTTATTACAAAACCAGTTCCAGTCGCATTATTTATACTTGGATTTATACTTCTAAATCCATTTCACATTCCGCCCGACCCAGTAGCGCAAGCAAGTGACACAGCAATAGTTAAACCGATATTGGTGGAGCGCACACCTGAAGCATCCAAAGAGTTCGCTAAGAAGCGTCTCGGTGCTTATGGTTGGGATACACCCGCTCAATGGGAATGTTTACTATCGCTATGGACTAAGGAATCAAATTTCCGTCCTGATGCTTACAATAAAACACCCGTCTACCAAAATGGAGAAAAACTCCATGCTGGCGGTATTCCACAGATACTTGGACTTGACCCTGACTTATCAGTTGAGGAGCAAGTAACCCGAGGATTTGTTTATATCGAACACAGATATTCCAATCCCTGTGCGGCGTGGCGCTTTTGGGAAAGAAATTTTTGGTACTAACCTCCCTAAATGGGATTTGAAGAAGAACAAAAAAAGCCTTCAGCAATAGACGATGCGCTCGCCGAAATCGGGCGCATCGCTTTTGTTGAACCAGCAATTTGTACTGGTTGGGTTCTCGTATCTGAATGGATGGGCGAAGGCGACAAGGATTACTGGACGCTAACTCTTGCTGATGACCAAAATCCTGATTGGCGTCATCTTGGATTAGTTCATCACGGACTAAAGAATTGGGAGGGCAACGATGATGTCGGACTCAGAGATAAACCAAGCGAAGATTGAAGAAGAAAGATTACAGTTACTAAATGATTTAATCAGAGAGCGCTTTGGTGATTGGGCAACACGCAAAGACATTCCAATCCAAGATAATCAAGAAGTCTCAAGATAACATTTATACATGGGTTCATTTGCATCTAAGGCGCCGTGCCGTGAAGCCGACCCTTGGCTCTTTGACCAATTCAATTTAGATTTAGTACAACCAGCCCTTAACTATTGTTCCCGATGTATTTTTTGGGAAGAGTGTGAATCTCTAGTACAGCCTAAGCCTAGTTTTTATGATGGAGTAGTTGCTGGCAAAGTATGGCGCAATGGACGAATTTTGGCTAAGTTAGATGCCACTTCCCCTAATCGTTTAATTGTTGGAGAGGAACCTGATGAAGAAAGTTTTGACGCCTTGGAAATTCGAGGGAGCGAGTTGTTGGGGGATAGAGACGAATTATTTCTTTCCGAATGATGACGGAGGAGTTAGCAACGAATATGCAATAGCAAAGAAAATTTGTAAGGGATGCTACTGGCAAGAGGAATGTCTTACCTATGCGTTACATTACAAAGTGCAAGGGATTTGGGGTGGAACAACACTAAATCAAAGAGACATAATGAGAAAACAACTAAACATAATCGCCAAACCAATAACCAATGAAAGGCATACAGCATGAGCGCACCAATAACAATCACAGGAAATATAGTTAATGACCCTGAGTTAAAATTTACTCCTAACGGTAAAGCCTTAGCAGTATTTACCGTAGTTACATCTAAGTCCAGTAAAAAACCTGATGGCACTTGGGACAATGTAGATACAACTTTTTGGGATGTAAAAGCATGGGGCAAGATTGCTGAAAACTGTGCAGATTCTTTAGGCAAGGGAATGTCAGTAATTGTTGTAGGTACCGCACTTCAAGAAAACTGGGATGACAAGGTAACAGGGGCTAAACGCTCAAAGATTGTGGTTACCGCTTGGAACCTAGGCATCGATATGAAGCGCCACACAGTCGCTCAGGTAAGTTCACCTAACCGTGCAGAGAAGCCCAATACAAACTCACCTTCAGACCCTTGGAGTACGCCTCTATCCGATATTGCGCCTTTCTAACCCTGATGTAGTATTATTGGGGTTGATAAACTCTCGAAAGGGGTTGTAAATGGCTTGGACTGATTTCTTCACAAAGGAATTAGCAGGTTCAAAAGTTGTTGTTGATTCAAATGGCAAACCATTTGTATCTCAAGAGATTGCTCTAAAAGAGTATGTTGAGATTGAATTAAACATCCAACAGGATGCTTTGCCTTACAACATCTACTTTCGACGCTTCGATGCAATCGGTGGCGAATTAGAAAATCGTCTTTTTGCTCAAGTCGGCGATAGAGATTTGGCTTTGAAGTCTGCTTTAGGAATAACTAACAAAAGAATTAACTCTTTTGAATTTGTCCTAGACGGAGAATAAAAAGGCTAAATTCGCTTAACGGTATAATCGACGGGTGTACGATAACCTTTCACCCAATAGTGAAGGAGTCGTGTCTGTTTTAGGGGCTTTTGCCATTCAGACTCACGAATTATTTTCGGAGTTAGTAGAGGCAGGATTCAATCAAGAACAGGCAATAGCAATCGTCGTCGGATTAGCAACCAAAGAGTAGAGGATTAAATGGCTGAGAAAATAACGCCTGATTTACAAGAGTTTGGCTCTACTGGTCTGCGTCGTTCAGGCGGAACGATATTTGAAGAATTTTTAGTAAACCTCCGCGGACAACGCGGTGCAAGAATCTATCGAGAGATGGCGGACAACGACCCGACTATCGGCTCAATGTTATTCGCAATCGAAAAAG